CTTTCTTTACAGCTGCTTCTTTTTTCTCTCTAGCTTCTTTCAGCCTACGATTCTTAGCGTCAGTACTAACACCTTGATTTAATCTAGAACGTGCTGCATCTTTGGCTTCTCTACCGCCTACAGTAACAGTTTTACCTCGACCACTAGGGGAAGCTACTTTTACTTTTTTACTTCCTACGCCCTGTCTTTTCTTGCCTTTATCTTGCAACGCATCTCTTTTAGCACGTAGCTTCTCTAGTAGTTTGCGTTCCGAGTCTGTCAGCTTACTTATCTTCATAAGTTTTTCTATCTGTCTTCTAACCTTACTAAGTTCTGTTGGTACAGCTTCAATGGCTTTACGTTCTTTAATAGCTTCCTTTTGTTCAGAAGATTTAGAAGTTTTACCTGTCTTCATTATCTTATCTTCTCTAGCCTTTGATACTTTACCCTGAACAGTACCTGCCTTTTTAGATGAAAGCACACGATAGAAAGATCCCTTCGTTCCCATACTTTCGTTAGAACCTGCTTTACCTACGTTTTTATTTATACGCTGATCCTGTTGCTTCTTCTGCATTGTAGAACCTTTGGCTCTACCTGTTAGTTTTTTGCTTTTGTATTTTTTAAGCCCTTTAGCTACTCCTCTTGTTGCCATGATCTATCTCCCTATTTCTTTTTAAGCCATTGAGACAGGGTTAGACCTGACTTCTTAAGCTGCTCTGCAGTTACGGCTACCTTACGCTTGCCGTTCTTATCGAAAAAGTATTTCTTTCCCATCTTCTGTGCTTGTGCTATTGTACGTGGCTTATCGGGAGATTTAGACACTTGTCCAATTCTCTTTTGATAAGCATCTGATCCACCGACTCTGATCTTCTGTCCGGGCTTAATCTTATTAAGGTCTTTAATTTGAGGATTGATCTTTTTAAGATTAGCTACAGTTGTACCATTCTTTTTAGCTATATCGGTTAGGGTATCCCCACTCTTAACTGTTACTTGCTTTGTATCTCGTATTGCTTTCTTTTGAGATTCAGTTAAAGTCTTAGGCTTCCTGCCACCTGTCTTAGGCCCTGCACGATCTCCCATACCAGATGTGCCGGGGGTTGCTCTTGACTTAGGCATATTTGGTCGCATTGTAGTTAAACCATATCTGTAACCTGCATCTGCCTCTTCTTGTTTTCTAGGCTTTCTTCTATAGCCCTTTGGCCCTGCACGATCTATGCCTGTCTTTACTCCACTACGTGTTCCCATACCAGATGTTCCTACAGCAGAACTGCCACCAACTTTAGTATTTGTTTTTATACCTGACCTAACACCGGGCTTGGCTTTCTTCTTAGGTTTGAATGCATCTAGTATAGACTGTACTCTTTTACCAAAGGCTTCATTTGCTTTCTTACCCTTGTTATAAGCACCGATAGCTTTATTGCTACGTACTTCTTTCTTTAGGTCTGTTACTGACTTTCGTTTATCTTCTGCAGTTCTTTTCTGCTTTTGTATCTCTTTAATCTTCTTTTTATATCTATTAGTACTGTAATCTCTTGCCATATTTAAAGTTCCCTTATACTTTAATTACCAGACCACCCTTCAGCGATCATTGCTTCTTCCACTTCTTTAAGTGAAAAAGACCTACCATAGTGAGACTCTACTGCCTTTCGCACGTAGAATACATCACTGTGAGGTATGTGGAGTTTATGTAGACTATTGTTAGCTATAGCTTTATAGAACTCTTCTATAACATTGTCTGTATATAGTTTTACTGATTTTTTAGCCATTGTCAATACCTTTTTTAAAAAAGTACGAATACTATACAGTTTAAGTGTTTAGCATTTAAAGTGTATTTATATTTTAAGTGAATATATAGTTAGAGTGTTAACAGTTAAAGTGTACCGTTCGTTCTATCTATATATAATTATATCACAAAACAATAGGGCAGTCAACATGTATATACGATTATACTAGGTGTGTGGTATTTATGATACATATAATGTGGTTAACAAGTGATTTACCTGATCTGTGTATAGATATGTAGATATATACGTACGCATGTGGGGTGGCCCTCGCACCCACCCATCGATCAGGTGCATTAGGCATGCATTGGGCAGTCACTCATCGGTGGTGGATGCATTGTGGATGTATACACTCACCCATTACACACAGAAACTCAGCAAAACAAGGCACTTAAAGGTTCATTGGTAGCTGTTATCACATCAGTTGCCACAGTCAAAGTGTTACAGATTAGCAACACCACCAAAACAGTACCGATTTGAGGTTGCCGATGCACCATAACCACTGTCCAACGTTGGACACCAAAAATCCTCACGAGTTTCACGCACGAACTTCAGTATCGTAGATACTTGCAGTCACGTGGGAAACGGCAGGAGCAGAGGATCACATACGCTACACAAAAGGCCGACCAACCTTAACCATTTTTTATTACTAGTAATTCAGATAAATTATATCTCACTTATTTGTGAGAGATATAATTTCTCTTAAAATTACAATAAAAAATGAAAAAGGAATAAGTTCAAATGCAAAATCAAATCACATTTTCTCCACTTTCGATTGCTGATCTAGCCAAAGAGGGCAAAACTCTTGCTAGGATCTGGAAGCAGACTAACAATGTCAAGACTTGTATCTCTGACAAAGGGTTTGATCTTAGACTTGGCAAAGTTATGGCACAGCTTAGAGCCGAAAGCCCTTCCGACCAAGGAATAGTCGGTAGAGATCAGAAGATCAGGGTAGGTATCTCCACTATAGATAGAAGGAGATTGAATGAAGCTCTGAAAGTTTTCGATAACATTGTTGAACTCAGAGAGTTTTGCAAATCCTCAAAGAAAGGATTCACGAACATTACCGCTTTGCTTAAAGCTTGGAAGAAATCTACGGAAGTACCTTCTGAAGTTGAAGGTTCAAAAGAAACTTCCAAAGAGTCCAACGTTGGACAGTCTGAAGCCAAAGTAAAACCAGAGGTAAAGACAGATCAGATCTCTCTTGGAAGTTCAAAAGAGAGCGTCATGCAAGCTCTTAAACTTTGGGCTGATGTTCACAACAAATCGGTCTTAGACATTGCCGATTGGATGTTAGAAGTTGCGGAAGGAAAAGATCCTGTAGATGATTTTCAAGAGACTATCTTAGTCAAGACAGATCTTGAAGGAATAAAGAAAGTTCAAGTCAAGAACATCACAAACGAAGAGTTACCTTTCTAGGTAACTTTTACTAAGGTTGGTTGGAATTTACGTAACTGAATTCTCTGAATTAACAGAAAGAAATTACCAACCTTGGGTCTACAGTAACTCAAATTTTATAAGGATAAAATCATGCAAGGTATGAAAGTAACATGTCACAAGATCAACTCAGGCTACGGCACAGACTATGGGCATATAGAGTGCGAAGTCGTAAAGGTTGTAAGCTTAGATGGTGTACCCACAATTAAAGTTAAAGAGTGGGTTGAGGAAGGTGCTGTAGGCGAATGGGTCAAGGGGCATATGGTTTCCTACGAATACCTAGCGTGGTATCGTAATGGCGAATGGGTCTTAGACCTAGATTGAAACTGTCCAACATTGGACACTTAACTTGAAGGAATAAAAATGGATAAGTTTAAATTGACTGAAGATCAAATAAATAGAGCCGTCATGCAAGAGTTAGCGAATAGCTTGGGTGAATTGGGTGAAGCTATGACGCAAGCAAGCCGAGAGTTCAATACCTTGTTCGGTGAAGGTGTACATGGCAACATGTTCGACACTGATTTCGAACACGTATTCGATAGCTTGGATGAATGCTTGAGCGACTTGCAGTCAGATGACAGGTCACGTGACGTTTTTGACAGGTGTAAAGCCTTGCAAAAAAGGACACGAACTTTGATGGCAACCTTGCATCGCTTCTCCTAGTATACTATATACACGTTATATAACACTTGAAATATATATGAAAGTGTTATATAACTAGTGTATTATAGTAAAGATAAATTGAAACTGTCCAACGTTGGACACCCTAACTGAAAGGTTTTTAAATGTATACTAATTGGAATTGTACTCATGTATCAGAGGGTTCAGTAGAACTCACTCGTTCATCAGACTTCACAGGTAATGTGAACTCAATGGTGCTACCTGTCACTCAAGGTATGCTTGATCGCTACTACGTTGGGAATGAATGCGTTCAAGACGTATTCCCTGCCCTTAGTGCAGATCAGCGAGAGTTCATTATGACAGGTGTTACACCTGCCGAATGGGATAGCCTCTGTGGTAACGAAGGGTAACTGTCCAACGTTGGACACTTTAATTGAAAGGTAATAAGATGACTAAGCCAAATGGATACACACTATGGGAAGGTACAAGCTTACTTGATGGCAAGCCTATTGTAGCGATAGCTCTGATGGGTAGCAACAATAGCAAGACAGGTAAGATGATACAAATCCTATACATACGCAGTGACATTGATCCTATCTCTGCCAACAAGAGTGGTGAAGACTACTCTATCTGTGGCACTTGTCATTTACGTGGCAAGGCACATGACAGAGATGATCGGGCTACCGCTGATGAACGTGGATGCTATGTCATGTTGCTAGGTATACTAGGTGTGTACAAAGCATACAAGGCAGGTAAATACCCTCGCATCAAGACAGTTGACTTTGTTGAGATGACAAAGGATAGGACTGTACGTCTAGGTATGTATGGTGATCCTGCTTGTGTGCCTAAGAGAAATAACAAGCTATGGATCAAGCATGCTAAAGCACATACAGCTTACAGTCACCAAGCTAATACAGTTGGTGCTGACTACGATCCTACTGTGTGTATGCGTAGTGCTGACACAGTGGAAGAAGCACGTGAAGCATGGTCAAAGGGTGAGCGTACCTTCAGGGTAGGCCACCTTACTTCTATGGTGAAAGACAAAGAGGTACTCTGTCCTGCAAGTGAGGAAGCAGGTAGACGTACGACATGTGACAAGTGCAAGCTGTGTAGTGGCATGAAGATCAATGCCAAGTCCATACTCATACCTGCACATGGTACAGGAAAGAAGTGGGTAGCATGAAAAAGAAACTTACAATTACAAGAGTTAATCCTGTGGCAAAAGCTTTGCTTATGCTACGTAAACCAATACAAACTGTTAAACCTAAGAAAGGAAAAGGTAGCTATGACAGAGCAAAAGAGAAACGTAACGCACTACGAAGTAAAGAACTTTGAGAAGTTCAAGCAGAAGAAGAAGCTTAACCTCAGAGACAAGACGAGACATGGCAATGTGTACAGACAGGAACGCAAGAACAAAAGGAGATATGCGTGATGGAACAGATACCAGAAATTTATATGTGGTTTTTCATGGCATGTGTATTTGGATATGCATGCTTCATAACAGGTTGGCTTATCGCTAAGATAGATAGCCTTGCTAAACGAAGGAGATGACATGGCAACTTATTACGAGATAGGTATATCAATAGAAAAGCAACCATCTATCGTGACACTAGATAGCAATGCTACACCTGTAAAAGATTGGAAGGATGCGGTAGATCATGTGATGCGACTAGCAAAACTATTCTACCCTACCTTCACCACCGAATTTGATTTCGTAAAAGAGTACGAGATTGAAGATGAGCCTAGTAATCTAGGTTACATACACCAACCCCAAGACGCAACATCATATGATAAGGAGAACTTGATATGACAAAAGAAACCAACACAATTAAGAACGAAAACCCTGCAATAAATGTCGTGGACTATTCAACGCACACTAAGCATTTCAAAAAGGCTATGCCTTTCACCTACAACTACGCTATCATTGATGGTATACTGATGGAAATGTATGACGAATACACCATCAAGCAGACCGCATCTATACTTAACGAGTCCAAGAATAGGATTGCGTATCGTGTAGCTTTCCTACAAAAGAATCACCCTGATACCATTGTATTCAAGCGTGGTGTTACGATCGATAAAGGTACTCACAAAGTGTCCAACGTTGGACAGTCCAAGAGAAAGGTTAATGGTTAATGCAATACCAACAAGCATTCGCAAGTGAGATAGACCCCTACTCTATGGGGGTCGCTCACTACAATCATCCTATGGTAAAGCAGATGGGTAGCGTACTTGATATGCACAAGCATCCTATGTATGTACACAAAGGTATAGACCTGCTAATGGCAGGCCCACCTTGTCAACCCTTCTCCTTTGCAGGTAATCAGCTTAACTTCAATGACGAGAGAGCCAAGCCAACGATAGAGTTCTTCAGATTGTTTCACCAGTGGAAGCCTAAGTACTTCCTAATTGAAGAGACACCTATGAAGAAGGAGTATCAAGACATATTCTCACATGAGTTTGGGTGTGAACCTAGAGTACATAACTCTGCGTCTGTGTCTGCACAGAACAGGAAGAGATTGTATTGGACTAACATACCCCATGACGATCTGCCTGATCTTGGTATCAACCTTGAGGATATCCTTGAGGATGAGAGCATGACCGACAGGGAGAAAGCCTACTGTGTAGACGCTAACTATTTCAAGGGTGGATCTATGAAGATGTACTTTGAGAAGTCACGTAGACAAGTGGTGTTCAACAAGCACACTCAGTGTAGACAAGTGGGTGAAGCTAACCTCAAAGGCTATGACATTATCAAGCGTGTCTACTCTCGCAAAGCTAAGTCCTCTGGCCTGACCACCATGCAAGGTGGGTGGCGCATGCCGAAGGTTGAGGATGGTGACTTACGTTGGAGAGCATTGACACCTCTTGAGTGTGAACGATTGCAGACTATGCCTGATGGGTACACAAAGTATGGTGACATGCACGATGCTGATGGTCTTACTAAACCTATGAAAGAGATAAGCAATTCAAGGCGGTACAAGATGATTGGCAATGGTTGGACAGTGGATGTTATCAAGCACATACTCAATGGCATACCACAAGATAAGTTGGGTACTGTCGTTAGTTTGTTTGATGGCTGTGGCTGTGGATACCAAGCATTGAAAGGAGTAAAGAGATGATTATATATTTAGATATGGATGGTGTGTTAGCTGACTTCTTTGGTGGGCTAGAAGCACACTTTGATGTGGCTCATTGGAAAGATATCAAAGATATTAATGAAGCTCTTGCTCAATTAAAGGATACCAATTTCTTTTGGAATCTAAAAGCATTTGATACAACCTATCATCTTGTGGGTCACATCAAAGAGTTGACGTACAAGTATCCTCACTTAGGTTGGGGCATATGTTCTACACCATTGCGGAATGACAGAGATAACTGTGTCTATTGGAAACGTAGATGGTTGGAATCGCATGGTCTAATGCCACCTAAACATAGGCTGATCTTTACCCACACCAAGCACAAGTTTGCTACTGATAGGATAGATGGTACACCCAACATTCTTATTGATGACAAGCACACTAATGTAAAGCAGTGGACAGATGCAGGTGGGATAGGTATTCTATGGCAAGCTAACAGAGATAAGATCTCTAGGCTAGAAGAAGAATTGCATAAAGCAATTAAGCTTATACAAAAAGTACGAGGAGATTTTTAGTATGAGAAACGCAATCTTCTTCCTGATTATATCTTTAGGATATACTTGGGAAGTATTTATTGAAGAAAGGTTTACAAGTAAATGGTATTACTCAAGAGTGCATTGGTCTGCCTCGCCCTAAACATCTATCACGAAGCACGTGATCAGAGTACGGCAGGCCAGTTGGCAGTGGCACAGGTAACTGTCAACAGGGTGGATAGCAAACACTATCCTGATACAGTATGTGATGTAGTGTATCAAAAAGGTAAGAGCATCTGTGCTTTTTCTTGGACATGTGATGGTGCAAGTGACACACCGCATGAGAATAAGGCATGGGAGAAGTCTATGATGTTGGCAGCCATGATGCTAGATGATGACAACACTATAGATGTAGTGAATGGTGCGACACATTATCACACCACAGAAGTAAACCCCTATTGGGCAGATAGCTTACGAGTTGTCAAGCAGGTAGGGGATCACATATTTTACAAGTGAAGGGAATAACATGCGTAAGAAAAAATATCAAAGTAAACATGCACCTAACAGACAGGGTGACATAACAGAAATTATGGCAACAAGTATCTTACTTGACAAAGGGTATGAGGTATTCAGAAATGCATCATGCATTGGTAAGATAGACATGATTGTATACAGGCCCAACAAGAAAGACTACCTGTATCTTGACATGAAAACAGGTAAGTCAAAAGAAACATTGACACCTAACAAGTGGCAAGAAAAACTAGGAGTAAGATGTGCCACTATCAGAGATGGTAAGGTACGTTATATGAATGACAATAATAGATTAGTATTAGCTTGACTCTAGTTAGTATACATGGTATAACTAGCTATCAGTTGCAATAGTAGAAAAGGAGAATAAAAAATGGCTTTAGATTATATAAGTAATGTAGACATACCTTATCGTTATGACTTTAAGGTAAGCAAAGAACCCACTAAATTTCAAGGACAATCTTACGTTGTCAATGAGTATGATGGTGAGTATCTAGGTATAGTAGGTGATAGCTATGCACTCACTAGTCATGGTGAATACTTCAACAAAGTGTGGTCAGTAGCAGAGGAAACACTAGGTCAAGAGAACTGTCTCTTGGCAGATAAGAGATGGCGATCAGCACGTAATGGTGCATTCGTAATGCTTGATGCTATCTTTAAAGATGACAGTATCACTATCACAACAGCCGATGACACACATCAAACAGAACTCTTCAAAAGAATGGTTGCACTACATGGTGTAGATGGCAGATGTTCTAACCAAGTGTTCTATGGTTTGATTGATATGTTCTGTACGAATGGTACTGTCACTGGTGATCACAACTACCTCAAGAAAAAGAACACTGCGTTGTTTAACGTAGATATCTTTCAAGGTGAGATAGCTGATTCAGTTGTAAACTTTGAAGGTGAAGCAGAGAAGATACAGACATGGGCATCCATAAATACAAGAGCCTTGTGTGTTAAGTCTGTGCTTGATTACATGATGGGTAACGAAAAGAAAGCAGACAAGATGCTTGCCCTATACAGAGAAGAGACACGTAAGCGTGGCGAGAATCTCTTTGCATTGTACAGTGCGTTCACTAACTACGCTACGTATGGTGATGAACGTAATGGATTCACAGTACGTAACACAGGTAACGATACCAAAGCCGTGACCATGTGGAAGCGTGAGCAAGAGGTAGCCAAGTGGGTTGACTCTCCTATATGGAATGACTTAGTAAATTCAAGTTTTGATTCTAAGGTTACAGGCAAGTGGGGTAAATAATGGCATTGCCTAGATATATACAAGCTAGGACTACGGCATATGGTGTGGTTGAGTACAGATTCAACCCACCACAGAAGCTAGTCGATGCAGGTGTTGTCACACGCAGACAGTTTGGGTCTGATCTTAAGCAGGTACGCAAGCTTGTACGTGAAGATAACCAAAGGATAGATGACTGGTATGACAAAAATGCAACAGTAATAAAAGCAAATGCAAGTAGTACCTTGACTCACCTGATTGATGCTTACTGCCACTCGCAAGCTTGGAAAATGTTAAGACCTAAAACACAGAAGGACTATAAATACTTTCTAAGTGTTGCACAAAAGACACTAGGTAGGTACAAAGTAAAGGCCATAGGCACTAAGCTTGCTAAGAAACACTATCAACTGTGGCTTGAGCAGGGTGTTACACAAGCTAATCACATTACTAGTTGTATGTCTACAGTATATAACTGGGCATTTAACCTAGAGTTAGTGTTAGTTAATCCTTTCTCACGTATCAAACGTGTGACTGCACTCAAGCGTACTGATGTATGGACTAGGCAAGAAGTAAGAGCCGTTCTTGATGATGCCTATTCCAATTGGTACACACGTAACATAGGCTTAATCATACACATGGCTCTTGAGTTTTGTCAGAGGTTAGGTGACATGCGTAATTTAAAATGGGATAGTCTAAGTGATGACATGGCTGTGTTATATTTGCAGCAGTCTAAACGTAGAGCAAAGGTGGAGATACCTGTAGAGGATGACCTACGAGAGATGCTACTACAACAGAAGAAAGACTTTGGCTTTCAACAGTACGTAGCACCAAGAGTATATCCTATTGATGGGGAGTACCTACCTTACACACTAGAAAGCCTATCCAAAAGAGGTAGATTGCTAATGGAAAGGAATGGTATACCTAAACACAAACGGCTGATGGACTTACGTAGGACAGGCATCATGGAGATGGTTGATGGGGGTGTGCCATTACCTCAAATCATGTCGGTCAGTGGGCATTCTAACCCTGCGTCAGTAAAACCCTATATGAAAAATACTCTAGCGTCTGCAACAAATGCCTTGACAACTAGAAAAACATGGGTATCATCTGCGTTGAAGCAACAGGAAGGTGTATAGTATGTGGAGTGTGGATGATTTTGATGTTAGAAATGGTGAGACTAAACGTGTTGACTGCCCTGCATGTAAGGGTAGGAAAACATTTACCATTACAAACAACATGGGTAGCCTGATGTGGAATTGCTACAAGGCTACGTGTGATGTGGGTGGGGGTAAGCGTGTGCGTTTGAGTGCCAATGACATTAGAACATCCCTATCTCCACAGGAAAGACTGACAGAGGTAGCGTGGAATATGCCTAGCAACATCATATACCACCCACCCTATACGCAGAAGTTTGTAGATCAATACCAACTGCCTACCGATTTAGAATTGATGTATGATGTTAAGGAAGATCGTGTCGTGTTCACCATATGGAAATCGTGGAAGTGTGTGGATGCAATAGGCAGAGCCATTGACAGTAAGCGATTACCTAAATGGAAAAGGTATGGGAATAGTGACTTGCCATATACATATGGATGTGGTAGTGTTGCTGTAGTTGTTGAGGATTGCGTCAGTGCTGTAGTTGTAGGCGAGATTGATGTATACGTTGGGGTGGCTGTGTTGGGTACGTCACTCTCAGAAGCACACAAGAAGTACTTGTCGCAGTTCTCAACAGCAATCGTAGCGTTAGACCCCGATGCGTTACCAAAGACAATGCAGTTTGCCAAAGAGCTACGCCAACACGTAGACAAGGTGGGTGTATTGAAGTTGACCGATGACTTGAAGTATAGAAACGAAATAGATATAGAAAACCTAACCAACATAGGAGTATAATATGGAACTATCATTACTACGTAGCCTAATGGACAAGCAATTTTATGACGATCATAGAGGTGCTAAGTGTCCTAACAGACTGTTCACTAAAGATGCACAGAAGATCAAATCAATTGTTGACTCTTGCATGCAGAGGTACGAGCGTACTGTTACACCAGATGAAGTGGAAGCTTTGTTTATATCAAGCAACCCTTCCATGACTACCGCACAGAAGACTGCTTACTCTTCCCTATTTGATAGGATCAAGCGTGAGCAACCTATGGGATCAGACATTGCACAAGAAGTATTGTCTAAGTTATTCCAACAGGTAGTGGGAGAAGACATAGCCAACTTAGGATTTGATTATGTCAATGGTACGAAGACTAGCCTTGAGCCTATACGTAATCTGCTTGAACAGTATGGCGATGACTTTACACCCAATCTAAATATACAGTGGGATGACATTGACATAAGCACATTGCTAGAGAGGAATGATCTTGAAGCACGATGGACATTCAATATACCTACACTCGTACGTAAGCTTGAGGGTGTGAATGAAGGACACCTTGTTGAGATAGGAGCTAGACCTAACACAGGAAAGACTTCCTTCCATGCCAGTTTGATTGCATCTCCCAATGGATTCGCTAGACAAGGTGCTAAGTGTATTGTCTTGTGTAATGAGGAAGGTACGCACCGAGTGGGTGCTAGGTATCTCACCGCTGCCACAGGCATGACGATGCAAGAGGTAAAGCAGAATCCTAAACTAGCACACGACAAGTATGAACCTGTACGTAAGAACATACGATTGCGTGACGCTACAGGCAGAGACATGTCGTGGGTAGAGAGCGTATGCAAAGCATACAAGCCTGACATTGTAGTGCTTGACATGGGTGACAAGTTTGCTGTGACTAGTGGCTTTGCCCGACAAGACGAGGCACTCAAGGCCAATGCAATACATGCACGTAGTATAGCAAAGCAACAAGGTTGTGCTATCTTCTACATGTCACAACTATCTGCAGAAGCAGAGGGTAAGGTGCTACTCAATCAAAGTATGATGGAAGGTTCACGTACAGGTAAGGCTGCGGAAGCAGACCTGATGCTATTGATTGCAAAGAATCCTGTAGTCGAGGGGCAGGATGAAGAGGACAACCAACGACATTTAAACCTAGTCAAGAACAAACTCACAGGATGGCATGGTGTCATTCATTGTGAACTTGACTACAAGACAGCGAGGTATATGGCATGAGCAAAGACTGTAGATTCTGTGGAATAAAATTAGTCGATGAGAATTGGTATCTAGCCAACCAGAAAACTAAACAATACAAGTGCAACAAGTGTGCAGCCATAGTGGACAGGCAAAATGCGTTAAGACGTACAGTAAAATTACTGTCTAACAATACAATAAAAGCATACAATAAAATTAAAGAAGGGTATGTGTACGCTATCTCTAATCAAGCGTGGCCAGGTTGGATCAAGATAGGCATGGCAGTTGATGCAGAAGATAGATGTTCAAGCTATCAAACCTCTTCACCTCTGCGAGATTATGTGTTAGAGTTCTGTAAAATGTTTGACGATAAAGGAGTAGCAGAAAAAACGGCACACCACAACGCACGTAGACTAGCAAGTGACAGTAATGGTGAGTGGTTTAAGATGAGTAAGCATGACGCTATCACTGTAATAGAAGGAGTGACCGATGAAACTAGTACTTGATGTAGAGAACACAGTAACCAAACGTGATGGCAAGATGCACCTTGATCCATTTGAGTCTGACAACACTCTGGTTATGGTGGGTGTACAGGGGGTGGAACAGGATTCTCTTCCTCGCATATACACATTTGATCATGCAGATATTGAACCCACCTTTAATGGTAAGGAAGAATTACAAATGACACTAGACCAAACAAGTTTATTAATTGGTCACAATATTGCATATGACTTACTGTGGCTGTGGGAATCAGGTTTCATTTATAAGGGTGAAGTGTATGATACTATGCTTAATGAGTATGTCTTACAACGTGGCGTGAAAGAACCACTGTCTCTTCAAGCTTGTGCTGAACGCTATGGGGCTACTCCTAAACAGGACACCCTTAAAGAATACTTTGCCAAGGGCTACAGCACACGTGAC